CTCAAGCTCACCACCGAGACGGCGCGCTCGGCGGAAGCCTTCAACGACAACCTCACGGCACTCAAGGCATCGAGCTCCTCGCTCGGCATCGCACTGGCCCGTGATTTTCTGCCGGAACTGACGAACATCACCAACGCCATGCGCGAGGCGGCCAACGAGGCCGGAACGCTGAAGGCGTTGTGGGTCGGTCTGGGCGGGGTTGGCAATCTGATCTTCAACGGCACCGAGATTAAACGCGCCCGCGACGAGGTTGCGCGGATTCAGGAACTGGTCGATTCGACGCGCAAGAAGGTCGATACCGGCAAGGCGCCCGTGCCGTTTATGCCCTTCGACGTCAAGTTTAACGATGGCGCGATGGCGACGCTGCGGAAGAACCTCGCCCAGTGGGAGCAGGAATTGGCGGGGGCGAAGCAACGCCTAGACGCGCTGACCAGTCCAAAGCGCCTCGAAGAGAAAACGCCGACCGGCAAGCCGACCGAGGACATGCAGCGCATCGCCTGCGTGGTGTCGGGCGGGCAATGGGTGAATGGCAAGTGCGAGAAGAAATCCGCCGGTGGTGCGGAGAAGGACACGACTGGCGCACAGCTGGCCGTGGTCAAGGCGCAGGCCGAAGCCGAATTCAAAGTCCTCAAGGAAGGACTCGATCTGCAGAAGACGGCCCTGGATCGCGCGCTCGACGACCGTCTGGTCTCGATCCGCGACTACTACGGCCGCAAGACGCAGATTGAGCAACAGGCCATAGATCAGGAGTTGGCGGCCAAACAGCAGGAGTTGACCGCGCAATCGGCCATTGCGGTCGGCGGCAAGGACGAAGCGCAGCGCCTGCGGGCCAAGGCCGAGGTCAAGAAACTCGAAGGCGAAATCACCGTGCTCAACATGAAGCGCGGCGAAGTTGAGGTCGCCAATGCCCACGCTGCCGCCAAGGCAGAGAAGGAACTGGCCGACGAACTCGCCCGTGTGCGTGACCGCTTGGCCGAGATCCGGGGCGCAGGGGGTGGAGGGGGTGGCGACGTGACCCGCGCCCGACTCGAACGTGAATACCAGCCGCTCATCGAGAAACTCAATCGCATGGGAGACACCACCGGCGCGGCCGATGTCGGACGCCTGATCAACGTCGAGGCGGACCTGGCGGAACTCGCCAGGCTTGAACGCCAGTACGGAGTCGTCACGGAGCGCATGGCCATTCGCGAGCGCGAACTACAGGTGCAGAAGGACGCCGGGATGCTCACCGAGTCGCAGATGCGGCGCGGCGTACTCGAGTTGCACCAGCAGACCGCTGCCGAAGTGGACGGCTTGATTCCGAAGATGCAGGAACTGGCCGCATCCACCGGGTCGGAAGAAGCCATCAACCGGGTGGCCCGACTCAAGGTGGAAGTCGCCAGCCTGAAGACCGAGGCCGACGATGTCGCCACCCGAATCAACGGTGACGTGGAGAACGCCTTTGCCACGATGTTCGAGCAGATCGGTTCGGGGGCGAAATCCGCCAAGGATGCCTTTGCCGATTTTGCCCGCTCGGTGATTTCGGCGATCAACCGCATTGCCGCGCAGAAGATCGCCGAAGAATTGTTCGGCGGGATGAGTAAGGGCGGCGGCGGCTTGGGTGGCCTGATCTCGGGACTATTCCAGTGGGCCGGCTTTGCGTCCGGTGGTTACGTCACAGGGCCAGGCACGACCACCAGTGATTCCATTCCAGCACGACTGTCCGCCGGGGAATACGTCCTGCGTGCCGAGGCGGTGCGCCGGGTCGGCGTCGAGTTTCTGCATGCCCTGAACGGCGGTCTGGCCGCACCCCGCTGGTTGGGGCCGCGTCTGGCCTTTGCCGAGGGTGGTCTGGTACCGGATGTGGCTCAAGCCCCGGCCGCAGCCCCCTCGCAATCGGTACGTATCGTCAATGTCATCGATCCCGGCATGGCGGCCGACTATCTGAATTCCGCCGCCGGTGAAAAAACCATTCTCAACGTGCTTTCCCGCAACGGTTCGGCCGTGCGCGAGTTACTGAGGTAAGTCATGGCTTTTACCAGTGGCACCGCCACCGATTATCTCGATCTCCTGAACCGACTCAAGCAGTTCGTCACCCAGGATATGCTGCCCGCCAACGAGCGCTGGTCAGTGCTGCGCTGGGTGCCGGGGCCGCCGGCCGAACTGGTACTCCAGGGCCCCGGGCTGGCCGGCACCGAGCAGATCAATGTCGGCATCCTGTCCGAGGCTGGCGCGGACTATGGCAACTGGAAACTGCGCGGCTTCGTCGGCTGGAATCCGGCGCAGACCTTCGATGGCCAGTACAACCCGAGCGGGACGTTTTACGCGCTGCTCATGGCATCGGCGATGCCGTACTGGATTGTGGCCAACGGTCGGCGGATCGTGATGATCGCCAAGACCGGTACGTATTACGAAATGCTGCACCTCGGGTTGTTCCTGCCTTATGCGACGCCGGGTCAGTACCCGTATCCGCTGCTGGTCGGCGGCACGTACAACAGTTCGACGCGCTGGAGCAATTCCTACACCTACCGCAACCACCTGCCAAAGTCGCAGGGCTACTCAGGCGCGTACTACGCGCCGACCGGCGTCTGGACCGGGGTGTCGGCAATGTGGCCGAACAGTTGGGGCAGCAGCACCCGCGAATGTCCCGATGGCTCTTACCCGCTGCTGCCGTTCATCCTGGCTGGTCTGGGGGAGATGGAAGGCTGCTACTGCGTACCGGGCTACGCCAATGCCGTCGAGAACATCATCAACGTTGGCGGCGTCGATCATCTGGTGGTGCAGGACGTGTTCCGCACCGGCTATAGCGACTACTGGGCCCTAAAACTGGCGTAATGCGGCCCGTGTGAGGTAATCAATGGCATTTCAATCCGGCATCACCACCTCGCCGAACGATCTCCTCGACAAGATCCGGCTCTTCGCCACCGGGGTCTGCGGTTACACGCAACTGATGTACCAAGCAGATGCCGGCTACTTTCGCCTGCACCTTCAGCACGCAGCCAGTGGCCAGTTCGTCAACCTGCATTCCTACGCGAGTTACGTCGCTTGGTACGGCTCGACCAGTTTCAACAGTGGGCTGCCCTACAGTTCGCAAACCGTCGCATCGGGTTCGTTCTCTGTATCCCAGATGTCGGGCAGCGCCGAGTATTTCCTCTTCGGCGGCGATGGCTGGTGCTATTGCATCGTACAGACGGCCAGCACCACTTACGGGCCGCTCATCTTCGGGGCGATTACCAAGACCTGCACATTCACTGGCGGTGCTTTCCTGTCGGACACCTACAGCACTTATGTTCGGGCCGACATCGACGGCAACACCAACAAGTGGAAGGTGGGCACCTCGGGCGTGGATGCTGTGCGCGCCTTCTACAACGCGACCACGCGCCAACTCGACAGCTATTCGCCCATCGCCTTCAACGGCGTGACGCCCCTCTATCCCTGCACGATTGAAGTTGGTCGCCCGACGCCGAGCTACTTCTACTCGATGATGGGTTTCGCGCCTGGCGTGCGCTTGTTGCGCATGAACGGACAGTACGTGAACAAGGACATCGTCACGCTGGGTGGCAGCGACTGGATGGTCTTCAGCATGAGTTACGGCGGCTACGGATTTCTGAAATGACGACCTACGCTGGAGCCATTCTGCCGTCCGGATTGCCGTCTGATCCTGCCTACGGTGCGGACTACAAGTTCCTGCCGGCCCCCTTGACGTTGCCTTACCCGAGCGCCCTGGCTAGCAACCCGCCGAATTCGGGGGCGATGACCAACAACCTGCCGGTCGCCGAGATCGTGGTGGGCTTTGCGGGAAATGTCCTTCGTCAGTTCGAGCAGGACTGGTATCACCATGTCCATCTGCTGCCAGCCAAGATCGCGCTCGGTAACCTGCTGTCGACACAGATGCGCCAGGTCGAGGTCTGGAACGCCCATTTCGCCCCCAAGACCTTGTCGGCGCTCAATGGCCAGAACGATGGCGGCATCACGCTCGCTGCCCCGGCGAATCCGCCGACCACTTACGGAATGCTGGAATCGCGCCTGCACAACGTATCGGTCAGCCTCGACGGGCCGCCGGTGATCGAAGCGAGTTTCACTTTCCAGTTTCCCGACGAGGCACCGACCTTGTCGATCTCCGGTCGGCGCGTCGTGGTCTTCGGTCTGAAACCCAACTGGGCGGATGGCTGGTTGGAGCGCCTGATGTGGGCGACCGACGTGCTGGCCGCCCGCGACGGTACTGAGCAGCGTGTCAGTCTGCGCACCAAGCCGCGCCGTTCGTTGGAATTCTCAATCCTGGTCGGCCGTGACGATGCGGCGCTGCTGGATGTGCTGCTCTCAAGCTGGCAGTCCCGGGTCTATGCGTTGCCCATCTGGCCTGACAAGACAGTCCTGGCAGCCACGGTCACGGCGGGTAGCACGGTGATTCCGCTGACCACCACCAATCTCGAATACGAGGCCGACGGCCTGCTGGTAATCGGTTCAGACAGTCGCAACACCGAGGCGGCGGAAGTGCTGTCGGTGGCGAGTAACGCCGTGACCCTGAAACAACCGTTGCTGCAGACCTGGGCTGCAGGTGCGTTCGTGACGCCGGCGCGCACGGCCCGTCTGCGAGTGACGCAGGCAGTGTCGCGCGTGACCGACGCCATCGCCCGGGCCCGCCTCGTGTTCGACATTGCCGGCACCACGGCCATCGCGAAACAGGAGTCGGCGACCACCTTCAACTCGACACCGGTCTGGACGACACGGCCGAATCGGGTACGCGATGTCGATGCCGACTACCTGCGACTGGCCGATGTGCTGGATTTCGAGACCGGCATCACGGCAGTGGATGACCATGCCGCGCGCCCGTTCGTGCGCCGTTCCTTCGACTACCTCTTCAAGAATCGCGCGGAGGTTGCTGCTTTCCGAGGCTGGCTGGCCGCCCGACTGGGCCGCCTGACCGCGTTCTGGCACCCCACTTGGGAAGCCTCCATCGTCCCGACCAAGAAAATCCTCTCCAACCAAACGGTGATGACCGTGGCCTCGCGCGGCTATGCCCTGTACTTCAATCCGATGCCGGGACGCACAGAAGCCGCCTTTCTGCACAAGAACGGCAGTTGGTACTTCCGCACCATCACGAGTTTCGGGGCGGGCACTACCGGCGACGAAGAGGTAATGGCGATTAACCAATCGTTTGGCTTCGATGCCAATCCCGAGGATTGGGTCGCCATCTACTTTCTGGAGAAGACCCGACTCGACGCCGACCAGATCGAAATCAACTGGCAGACGGACAGTGTGGCGGAAGTCTCGCTACCGATGCGCAGCGTGAAGTCGTAACCAGGATCCAAGGATGAGCTACAACACGCAGGAAATCTCGGCGGCCGCCGGCCAGCCGGTGGAACTCTATCGCTTCGTCCTCGGCCAGTTGGTGTGGACGGTGACGAGTGGTCGCGAGGCGATCACCTACCAGGTCGAGAGCTATCAGCCCGCCGTGATTCGTCGCTCGGCGGTCGAGCAGTCACCGGAGTTTGCTCGGAATGGCATCGACCTCGAATGCGCACGTGATTTCGCCGTGGCGCAGCTCTTCGCGGCCGCGCGTCCCAACGGCGTCGTGTCGCTCACGGTGTTCCGCAACCACCTCGGTGACTCCGAGTACATCACCTGGTGGAAGGGGCGCGTGGCCTCTGTCGCCTTCATGGGGAGTGCCGCGAAGATTCGTTGCGAATCGATCTTCACGGCGTTGAAACGTCCTGGCTTGCGCGCCTACTACCAGACCGGCTGCCGCCACGCGCTGTTCGATCCGGGATGCGGCGTGAACAACCAAGCCTACAAGTTGGCCGGCACGGTGGCGTCTTTCTCCGGACTGAATGTCATCTCCAGTACCTTCCTGTCGCAGGCCTCGGGTTGGTTGACCGGGGGCTATCTGCGCGTGGGCGGCGTGCCACGCATGATTACCAATCACTCCGGCGACACCATCACGCTTTCAGCCGTGCTGCCGGGACTGGCCGCAGGGGTGGCGTTCGAGGCCTTTGCCGGCTGCGACCGGACGTTT